CCGCCGCACCAGACGGGGCTGACTGGTGGACGGCGGATTGCTGCCGTGCAACGGCAAAGCAAGGAGACTTACGCCGGGAGAGTTGTCGAGACTGCGGCGACCGCACCTCGCTCAAGCTGCCCACCGTATCGCATCATTGCGACCATCAGCATCTCATTGTTGCGGATAAGCGTATCACCCTCAGTGCTGGTTCGCATGTAAAGGCCACGGCGGCGATACATGCGGTAGCGACCCAAGATCGCATAGAAAGCCTGGGTGTTAGCCATGCTCTCATTGACGGCGAAGTGGGCATTGCTGATCGCATATCCACCAGCTCCCGGACCCAGGTGATCGAGGCCGAAGAGGCGTCGAGCATCCGCAGCGCCGACGGGCAAAGCTCGCCATCGCTGATAGGTCGTTTCATTTCCGCAGAAACAAGCTGAAGCTGCAACGGTCGAGCGATGCTCAGCCTTGGCAACTCCATATCGCAGCGATTCGATATTCGAGATCGAGTTCGCTCCGCCGAAAGCGACCGAAGTCGTTCCCGTCTTGTTCATAACGCCTTCCGGTTGGGTCGTGCCGTTTCCGACAGAAACCACATCGTCAAGATCTTCCAGCATTCGCTCACCGTATTGCTCGGTGATGTGAGAGCCGAAATCAATCGGAGAATCCGAAAGGAAATCCAGACCGATTCGGATTGCGCCTTCCCATCGATAGATGGTCGTGTCGAAAGCCGAAACATACGCGGCCGTGTTGAAGAGCGAAATCGCGGAATCATCCACGCCGCCCCAAGATCCAGTGACCGTTCCAGTCACAACGCCCTCAATCCGGCGACCGCGATCAAGCGGAACGATCCGAACTTTCGGGAACAATTCGCCGTGAAGAAGCGGAGTTTGGATGACCATGTCATCGAAGACAATCGGAGCCGCTTCGAGACCGCCAGAAACGGCGTCATCGATAAGGGCCTTCGATTCAAAGTCCGAGAGCTTGCGGTTCTTGATGTCAGCGAAGTCGCCGCCATCGGTAGCACCGCCCCAGTTCATCTCCTTCATCGCATAGACCAAAAGCTCTTTGTCTTCCTGAGGCAATGCCTGGAAGCCGAAGGACTTCGATCCGCCGCGCTGCTTGGTCGAGCAGAGGAACTTGGCGAAGGATCCACAAACGGCCTTATCAAGGTCGCTGGCAGAATCCATAGCCTTGCCTGCCTCCGCAAAGTCCATGACCCTCTGACCGGCACGAGGATGAGCTTCGCCCTTCTTCGTGGTCTCGGGATAATGAAGAGCCGACTTCGTGGTCGAGTACTTCTCCCAAGCGCCTTTGACTCGCGGCTGGCCGGTGCTCTCATCAACCGGCACACTCATACCAGCGATTCGCTTCATCGACTTATGCCAGTCAGGCTCTTGGAACTTCTCGCCTTCAGGCTTCTTTTCCTTCTCGCCTTCGGGCTTCTTTTCACCCTCAAGCTTCTCCGTCATCGCATTCGTCAGGGCCTCGATGCCGCCAACGACAGCGTCGAGCTTCTGACCGAAGCCTTTAACTTCGTCATCGCCCTCAGGCTCTTTGTTCAGCTCAGCAAGCTTATCCAAAGAGAGAGAACCTTTTTCTTCTGCGGACTTGGCTAATGCCTCGCCCAACGCCTTACGGAACTCCTCATCGGAAGCGTCCGCCTTGACATCTGCGTTCTCGCAGAGCCAAGCTTTTACTAGCATGGAAAGTTTCATAATTTTCCTTTTTTCTTCCCACTTAACAAAGCACGGCGGACGCCCGCACGTGTCTCGTTGTTTCAGCTTCTCAGGAACTTGCGAAAGCGTTCCCGAGTTTGTTTCTTTTCGTCAGCACTCTTTTGGTCCTGGATGATTCGAGCCATCTTCTCCAGGTCGCTTCTGTCTGCGTTAGCCATGACAAAGGCAATGGCATCCTTGACGGTCAATTCTACTTTTGCGTCTTCGGACTTTTCCTCACTGCTGCCCTCTCCTTTGTCATTTCCATCTTCTTGCTCTGATGCGCCGGGTTTGTCTCTGCCACAGCCGCATCCTTTTCCGCAGCCCGCTTCTTGTCCAGTTCTTTGTTTTTCATCATCAAGGGCCTTTACTGCTTCGGCCAAACTTTCCGGTGTGTCGGCCTCGACTGTTCGTTTGTAATCGCCCATCTGATCCGTCACTGCAATCCGCGTAGGTCGCTTCTGCCGGATCTGGGCCCCGTACTCTTTCATCAATCCAGAAGTCAACCGCTCTCCCTCAACCAAGCCGAGGATGACTTCCTCAACATCTGCGTCCGCGTTGGATGGGACAGAGACTACGGATTCTTCCATAATCTCAAAGCTCTTCACATCCCAGCCCGGGAAAGCGTTTTTGTCGTCATCGTCTGACTTAAGCTCTTCGAACTCAAGAGCCCGAAATCCGTGAGAGAATCTCGCCATGTCATTGTCGACCATGACAGCCGCGTCATGGCTCAGATCGTTCATATCAACAATTGCCGATACGAGCGAAAGCTTCTGGGCGTCATGTCCCGCGATCATAAGCATCTTCCCAATTGGAAGAGTATGGATGTGCTGCCAAAGCATGAGCATCTTGGGATCAGGAATCGCTCCCTCAGTCCGCAGGATGTCGCCGTCGCGGTCCTTTCGGGGAGTAGTCAAGCAATGCTTGAAAGCCATCAGCGTATTCTTAGGCATCTCCAATTCTTCTGGTCCGTCGCCGATGAGTGATTTGAAGTCGGAAGCTTGAGTAAATGGATCTGACTCAAGCTTCATGTCCTCATTTCGATGAACCAGAGTTTTGGCCGCCCTCTTCAGGACGTCATCAAAACTGGTCTGCTTGTTAGTAGCGTAACGGTAGCAGATGTCGGATCCAACGCAATCAAGAACAGTCTTGACATAACGATCTGCTGTGATGATGCCTTCCCCAAACAAGGTTTGGGCTTGCTTCCGGGCTTTGATCTCAGCTAGAAGTTGCTCATGGACTGTCATTTTGCTCTTCCTGCTTGGTCGTTTTTATCCAATGACGTAGGCATGCTAAACGTCGCGGCCTCCGCCATAATGTACGTTGAGTTTTCCATCTGCTGCTGCCGCCCGAATCAGTTTGATCCGGTTAAAGTCATCAATCGTGAACAGCTTGGGAGCGTTTCCAACTACCAACCGCATTCCCTCTCCTGTGGTCCCGGCTGTGGGAGTAGAGGAGTTATCCATCGTGTAGTTGATGTTGTTCTCTGTAGCCTGAAGCTCAACAAACTGAGCCTTGGCAGGAACCGTGAACGAGGTCACGGTCAGAACAGAGTTCGAGATTGTTATGTGATCGTATCCTAAGTACATTAGGCTACTTTCTTATATGCGGGATTTGGCCGTAGCCCACGCGCTGACAGCAAAGCTGATCGCCCTCTTGCCGCTAAGGGATTCGAGCCATCGTTTGGCATCGTGGAGATTCGGATAGTTGTCGACGCCCTTGAAGGGGCTGAGCTTGGGAACATCTGCGTACAAGAACTCCCCCTTTTTGTTCTTCGGAAGAGCGTCCCCAATCACTTCCTCACAAAGAGCAACAAAGGGGCCTGGATTTCCCCGCAAAGCAAGGCCCTTCAGAGCTTCTTTGTTGATGCTGACGCCCGCCGTCCCCGACAAGTCCCGTTGATGGGCCTTGTCAGAAACAATCTTCGATTTGTTCTTCTTCGCCAGGGGAGTCGAACTGGCATCAAAGATCGCGGAAGTTTCTGGCTTTTTTCTGTTAGCCATTTGCTATGTTCCTTGAGATTAGCTAGAAGAGGAGCTGCTGGATTGACTAGAGCTAGAAGAGGAGCTGCTGGATTGACTAGAGCTAGAAGAACTAGAAGACGAACTCTGGCTGGAGCTGGATGAGCTGGAGCTGAGATCTTCCATCGCAAGCACAGCGAAGAGCGAAGAGTTCCCACCCTGATTGGATTTGCCTGGGAATTGCAATTCCCCAGTATTGAAATGAATCAACTGAGGCTCACTGGCTTCGCCGGATGATCGTGTATCAACGAGCTTTGCCTGCCAAATCGTATTGTCAGGAAGCACGACAGTCACGTTATCAACAGCGCCAGCATCCGCGTTGTGCTGAGCAGAAGGAGCCGAATCGTCGCCCGCTCGGTACATGCGGGTGATCGTCAATTGACGGGCAGAAAGGCCAGCGGTTGAGCCAAGATAGAATGTGACGTTCTTAGTCATTGCCTAGGTTCCTATTGAGAGACTGTGGGTTTGCTCAAATGAAACCGCCGCAGCTCTATCGCCTAGACAGTTAAGGTATGGATCAATATGCCAAACTAAGAAAAAGAAATCAAGAGGAGATCACTATTTTTTTGACAGCCTTTTCTCTGCCCCATCAGGACGTCGAAAAGTATCACAAATGCAACGAGCATGGAGCATCTCGCCTTTGTTCCCATGAACTTCCAATTTCAAAGTAAAATCATGCCCCTTAAACATAGCTTCACAGAACTCTCGATCAAATTTCTGCAAAGCCTCAAGAAAGTCAGCAAGGGACTCAGATCCTGCCCCCAGAACCTTTATGTACTCATTTGGGGATGATGATCCCTTTTCCTTGTTCAACAGTTATCTCCATCTCTGTTGCATCATAAATCAAAACTTCCACACAATCCCCAGCCCACTTCTCAATACTCTTTCTGAGTTTCTTCCTCTGAGATAGCTCCAACCTTCGATAAACCTTAACTAAGATTCTATCCCCATGCTGAAAACGAAGAGGCGAGCAACTGACTTCCGCGATCTTTGGTTTTGCTTTCCCCATCCTACCGCCACTCCACTTTTGGAACTTCTGCTTGGCCCCGAAGCTTAGCATTCATCTCCAAAGTCCATTCCGCCACTTCTCGGGTAGCCTTCATCTCATCTTCTGAATGGCGGAAATCACTTTGCTTGTGACGAATCCTTGCTTGCCGCCAGAGAAACAATGCGGGCATCAAATCCCTCGGAGGATCGAGCTTGTTCCCCGTTCTCTGCAGACTCGTTTCGCAAACGGTGAGAAACTTATCCTCAACCGCCCTCACAAGACCCACCTCATCTGGTTCACTAAAAACCAGGGTAGAAGAACTACTCCCGCTCTTCCTGTTCTTCATCTTCTTCTTCCGCATCTTCTTCGCCTTCCGATGCTACGGGGTCTGGTTTCTGCAACTCTAGTTGATGGGCAGTGAAATCCAAAGCTGAATCCACTATGTCCGAAGCATCCGATTCTTCGATCTCAAGGAACAGCGACAGAAGCTTTCCGCCAGCCTCTGGTCCGATCTGTCCATTGCCAACGCTCTGAAGAATCTGAATCGCTGCTTGGAGGCCGCCAACGCTGTCGAGCAGTTTGTTTCTTTGCTCCAGATCATCGGGATCAATGTCCGAGAAGCCAGCCTCTGCTCGAATCTCACCGCGAGTGATGTCACCGTTCGCTCGCATCGCAAGCAAATTTCTCCACTTCAATGCGGGATCATTGGGGGCACAAGCCTCCCACCAGATAACAAGAGGCTCGGAACTTCCTATCATCCCTGTCATCACGCCGCCAAGCATCCGCAGGAAGAGGTTCACTCTTTTGCAGAATCTCTCCTCAATCTTGGCTGCTTGAGCATAGCCGCCGATGTTGACGGGCTCACCGATAATGTACGGATGGACTCCAAACGCTGAGAGGATCCTGGTTCTGGCTTTGTCTTCCGACTTATCCCAACCCATCTCCCTTTGAGTCATTGAGAGGGGTCGGATGTTTTCGATAAGCCCATCAACAATCGCTGGAGATCCGTAGTTGGCGACCCCGCCCATGACCTTTCTAATTGCGCCCATAACTTGTCGTCGCTGACCAGGGGAAAGTCTGGGTCGGATTCCTGCGGGGACATCTGGGTGAGGGTCTTTTCCCATCTCAACGATGACAGAAGGGAAGACCCCATTCTCAAAGAAGTTTTCTTGACTAGTTTGGATATGGTCATCGATTCGGATCGCTTGTATTTGGGCAATAGCGGGGGCCGTTGCCGATTTCATGTCCGCAGGGTTCGGCAGATGTGCGAAGCCCACAACCTCCCGCTCAAGAGGCTCAGGCTTGCTGGTGGGGTTACTAGGATCCTTGATCCAAAATTTGGAGAAAGGCCCGTTAGTGTGATCGGGAGTAATCCAAGTAGTCGGAACTGAATAGAATTCATACGGCTGTTCTGGATTCCCAGTCTCGCCACCGATCACATAGCCCCAACCAGTAAGACACAGATTCGCAATGAACGAGTAAACAAAACTGAGCCCATCCTGCAGAGGATTGGGCTTAACCATGCACGAATGCAAAGGATGATCCGGCTGGATCTCAAGATTACCTAGAGATGCGGAGTATTTGTACTGGAGAGGAATAGTATCAAGCGACTTGATTCCCGGGATCTGCCGATCCTTCTCAGAGGGCGACACGTTCTTTCGAGCAACGTTGATGTCCTGCAAAGACCCTTCGCTCGAAATAGCATGAATCGCAGCATAGACCCAACCCCGAAACAGAGAATAGCTAGTACGAGCACGACTATTCTCAGAATCAGTCTGCCAGTTCCCGAAAGAATTTGAGCCCAGGATCTTATCCATCCTCTCCGGGGCCATTGCTTTCGACCGGGCCTGATCAATGATCGTAGAGGTAAGATTCTGCTCTTCCTCCATTGCCTGCTGAAGCGCTCTCACGGCTACTCTCCTTGAGCCCCTTGTTGTAAAGTCCTGGTAATGGAGTGCACAGCAGCTTCTGCTCTCCATCTCTCAGTCATTGCGGTATGGCTCGCTTGCATCGTCTTTATGGTATTAGCAAGGACATCCCGCTCATCAGTCAGCGTATCGCACTGTTTGCGGTACTGCCGGAGGAGTGCTTCGACCTGTTCAATCTCATACTGAACCGAGTCTCGCTGCTCCTTGATTTCCTTCTGAGCCTCCTGAATACTGTTTACGTGAGAATCCACTATCCTCTCGAACTCTCTCTCCGCTCTCTTCAGACTAGCAACTCTCCTCAAATACAGCCTCTGAGACATAGAGTCTTCTGACTTAGAGGCGAATGGCCACCAAATCATTTCTTCTCCTCATTTATCTCAGACACCTCTGCCACTTCTTCCGTCTGATCCGGCCCCTTCAAGTTCTCCAAAAAAGGAGCAGGCGGCAGAGGAGCAGGAGCAGAATTCATCTCTTCAAGGGTACTCTGCATGTCTCCAGTCAGCATAGCGACCGCTGTCAGGAAATCCGCGTTGGGAAATTGCCAGCAGAACTTGCCTACATACTCCACCATGTTTTCGTCCGTCACCCTCCAAGCCGCGATCATGAACTTTGGAGAATCGATGGTCTTGTTGATTCTGTCCTGAAGATCCGGCAGCATCTCTTCCTTCTTTGAGTACTGCTTATCTTTCCGTTCCCCGAGATTGATCCCATTGAGCATAGCACGGCATCCTCTGATTAAGTTGCTGACGCAGTTCCAGGGACAACAGCAATTCCCCGTTCCTCTGTAAACTGCTCGATAATTAACAAAAGCTCGTTCTTCCTCTTCGTTCCATCATAAGCCCCATCGGCAGTCTCCCGATCAATTCCACAAGATTCGCCGCCGACGATCAGAACCTCAGTATCGTCCCCATTTATGAATACGCAACTAGCCTGGAGGATAATCTCAAAGCTAGTGGCTGATCGGGGACTATTTCCGTTCACTGGATTCTTGGTTTGGCTGACATACAGAATATTGTACAGCAGCTTCCCACAGGTAGATTTCTCATGCCCCTTAATACTATCCACAAAATCCTGAATTGTCTCGCACTCAACTCGCACAGCATTCTCCTTACGTACTTCCTGTTGTTGTCTTCTCAGCCATCACCCTATAAACTACGCCAAGCCCCGCAGAAGCATCCGGCTCGGCTCGGCTCCTCACTTCCCAATCCCCATCCCCCGTTCCTGCCGTCGTTCCTTTGTTTCTGACATCCGTCAGAACATCTTCTTCAGATAGGCCCGGATCAGTAGTAAAGTAAAACCGATCCGTAACAGCCATACCCTTCTTAGAGAACTCCGTAATATCCTCATCCTTTGCGTTTTGTCGCCAACAGGTCCTAGCGGAGAAAACTGTCGTCGGAAAAGTAGGAGCTGTTCCTCCAAGAGATCCCGCACGGCCAATGGTTCGACGCTTGGCCGTACAGACATGAGGAAGATCGTTTAGGATGCTCATAGATAGACCCCGTAATTGACAAATTCCTGCAACTTGTTTTTTGTCTCAGGCTGCAGATCGTATTTGCCACCGAAAAACATCCTAGCAGATACCACATCCACTTGATAGGAATAATCCCCAAGCCGCTCTCCGGCCAACGGGCCTGCAATAAATCCGGCTGCCCCATTCTTCGAGTTGATCAAAAGAGCCTTTTTCGCTCGCAGGACTGCCTCTTGAACTACGGCGTCGACGATGGGCGAAGCATCCAAAATTGCATCTACTCCAGCCAACTCATCGTCAGTATATCCTCCGACATATGTAATCTTCACAGACCCAGGCTCTAAGGGCCAGAGGCCGATGCTGCGGAGAACACCGTCAGAGCAGAACTGAATCGAATCAGAATCATTGCCATCATAGTTAGGCCAGAAATCTGTTCCTTCTGTTTTCTGCGTAGCTGCCGCAAAAGATCCAGACCTCGCACCATTCCGCCCGTCATAATCAATCCTGAGATCGATAGTGTTATTTCCATCGGCATCTGAGTATCTGACTGGAGTATGTTTGACTTGAAGCTCACTAGAAGAAGCCTCTGTTTCTCTTCGCACATACGCTTCCGATGAATTGGCCTCCCAAATCTGCTGGCCCCCTCCCCCACGAATAGATTCCAAGGGGTAGTATTCAGTTCTCACGCGCTGAGCGGGATCATAGCGGAGGAATCTCTTGATAGCACCCGAGGCTCTCGTTACAGCTTCCTGAACGATGACCTCCTCCTCTGCTGTAGCAGAAGAAGAAAGACCAAGCTCAAGCAAAACGGCCGATGGATCTACAATTGACATTAGGTAGTTCCTACATCACCAGTCATGGTCTTCTGAACAGCAAACACTTGATGATCGACGTGCTTAATTTCCTGGCTGTCCGCGTTGTCGACAAAAGATAATTCCAGAGTATAGATTGTTGGTTGAAACAAATCCATATCAGCTCTAGTTATTTCCAGGCGATTGACACCAGCAGAGGGAGTATTCTTAGTAACTTTGCTGCCATTATCCGAATTAGCAGCACTATCCAGATCCAAAATAGGGGCTTGACCGCGCCGCCCGATCTTGACCCTCACCACATCATTAGTACCTGGAGAGATAGTATCGCCATCCGCGTCCAAAATGGTCAGATCGCGGATCAGTTTTCTATTTTTATGTGCTTGTATAAGAGTCATAATTTCTCCATGCTCACTATATCAAAGATCATGTGGGAGAGCCAACCTCTTTAGACGAGGGGCCAACTTCATCAACTGAGGAACTGCTGGGGCCCTGAGATTCTGTAGAAGCCCCAGAAGGCCCTATAACAATAACGGATTTACTCGAAGCCCCTGTATTTTCTACTGCCGCCTGATCCGGTCCCACGAAAGAAACAGACTTAGCCCAAGGGAATTTGACTAGACCCGTTGAGCTAGAACTGGAGCTGCTGCTTTGACTAGAAACTGAGGATGAGGAAGACGCACTCTGGCTTGATGATGAAGAAAAAGAAGAACTCGAACTCGAACTCGACGACGAAGATGAAGAGCTGCTCTGGCTAGAGCTAGACGAAGATGATACAGAGCTAGAGCTAGAACTACTTTGACTGGAGCTACTATGACTAGAACTACTTTGACTGGAGCTACTATGACTAGAACTAAGCGATGATGAGGAGCTACTCTGAGAACTTACAGACGAAGATGAGGAGCTGCTCTGGCTAGAACTAAGCGATGATGAAGAACTGCTCTGGCTAGAAACAGACGAAGATGAGGAGCTGCTCTGACTAGAAACAGAAGAGGAAGAAGAACTGCTCTGGCTAGAAACAGACGAAGATGAGGAGCTGCTCTGACTAGAAACAGAAGAGGAAGAAGAGCTAGAACTACTCTGACTAGAAACAGAACTAGAGCTTACTGAGGATAAAGAAGAACTACTCTGAGAACTTACAGATGAAGATGAAGAGCTGCTCTGACTAGAAACTGAAGATGAAGAAGAACTACTCTGACTGCTTATGGATGACGACGAAAAGCTACTCTGGCTGGAACTGGAGCTAAAACTAGAGCTACTATGGCTAGAAACAGACGAAGATGAGGAGCTACTCTGAGAACTTACAGACGAAGATGAGGAGCTACTTTGGCTTGAAACTGAGGAAGATGAGGAGCTACTTTGGCTTGAAACTGAGGAAGATGAAGAGCTGCTCTGACTGCTTATGGATGATGAACTAGAGCTGCTCTGACTAGAAACAGAAGAGGAAGAAACAGACGAACTACTCTGACTAGAAGAATCACTCTGACTAGAAGCCGATGAAACAGACGACAAAGAAGAGCTGCTCTGACTGCTTATGGATGATGAACTAGAGCTGCTCTGACTGCTTATGGATGATGAACTAGAGCTGCTCTGACTGCTTATGGATGATGAACTAGAGCTGCTCTGAGAACTTACAGATGAAGATGAAGAGCTGCTCTGACTAGAAACAGAAGAGGAAGAAGAACTGCTTTGAGAACTTACAGATGAACTGCTTTGACTAGAAACAGATGAAGATAAAGAACTGCTCTGGCTTGAGACTGAAGAGGAACTAGAACTGCTTATGGACGAAGAAGACGAAGAACTACTCTGACTAGACAAAGACGAAGATGATGAAAAAACCTCTACCAACACATACTGAAGAAAAGGCTGCCAAAGATGGAGCGCCATTAGGACAGCTCCGTGATTCGACCAATCAGAATAAACTCGTCATCACCCGCAACAGTTGCATCAAATGCTTCTTCAACTGTAATAAAATCTGTCGTCGTATTGAAGTCAATCACTCGCCGCGTTTGCCACTCATTAGTTGCCCCATCCACAAAAGCAAGCACCATGCCGCCACTATCATTGCCAAAGTAATCAGCAGCCTTGGCTCCGAGTGTTGTATCAATCTTAAATGTCGTAGCCGTATTCGATCCATCCGCCACAACCGTTCCTGTAGCCAAAGCAAGGCTGCTCTGCTTCAGATTTGTAGCCGCCTGAGTAGAAGTAGCAACTGCTGTCACGTCACTCGACATCAAACCACCAACAAGAGCAGCAGGCAGTTTCGTGTTGACAGTGGCTAAATTAGCTGCGGTAGCGCGCTCCACACCGTCAGGATAAATCTCAGGCGTTGCCAAGTCTTCGTTCAGGATTTCAATCGTGCCAAATCCAACAATCGAATCACCTTCAGCGGGCGAGCCTCCAGCGCGATCAAATGCATTGAAGTGGTATAGTCCTGGCGGAATCCAGCTAGGCAACGTCGCAGCATAATATCCCGACGCAATGCCTTGTTCAGTAGCCGCAATATCATAGTCACCAAGGTCTGCCGTATCATATGCCTCAAAGGCGGAATCGACAGCAACATCCGCAACGTTCCCTTCCCGATCTCGAATCAAGAAGTAGACATCGTTGCCCGTCAGGTACTGTACGCCAAATACATCATTTGCCATGACTACCTCACTGCATTATGTCTCGGATCGCGGCACGGTTCTCGGTGACGCCAGTCTTGATGTCGGAAAGCGAGGACTTGATCGGATCAATGTACAGCCGAATGAACTCTTTCATTTCCGCACGCTCCAGCGCTTTCGCATCAGCCGCATCCTTCACTGTATATAGGTTGGCTTCCATCGTGATCAACCTAGTTTCATGGTTGCTTATTGCTTGCAACGCCTGCTGTCCTTGGTAGGTCAACAGTCCGACAAACAACGTCAAAAGCCAAAATGCAATTTTCACTGAATTCTCTAGTAACGAAGCCATGTTCAGAGTCTTTGAAACCATCGGCCTGATCCTTCTTTCTTATTCAGACCACTGCACTTGCATGTTTGGGTGCGTAGCCAAGATAGTAACAACGTATCCCTTGCCCTCAAGCCACGACTGGATGTCCGCGACGAAACGATCTTCAATGTCCAAATTGGTCATCGTGGTTTCGACTTGCTTTTCAGCCTCTTTGACCAACCGCTGCACAATGGCTTCCTTCAAGCGGCCCGTCAGCGCAGCCTGCGCCCCTCGCCTGCTCCGCAATTCTTCCGGTGTCGGTAAATCCATCCCTGTATCTCCTATGTGTATTCGCCAAGTGCGTGCATGACGAAGCGGTCAAGGTTTTTGATATATCGCACCAAGATCATTCGATAGCTCGACGGCGTGTCAAAATCCCACGACGGTTCGCCGGTCATGTTTTCGTCTACCCAGTGAAACGTCGCCGAGCCTGACGAAGCCCAGGTTATACCGCGCGCCATCATCCCCGAATCTTGTTTGACATCGATAAACCCGATCATATCGCCGTTAGGTTCGGTGAGCGTGATCGTAACGTCGCCAGTTGCTGCCGCGAGGTCAAGGGCATAGGTGTTAGACGCTCCCAGGTCGAGCGTAACGGCGTTGCTGCTAATGGAGGCTGCATTCGATCCGTGTTGCAGGCCGACTTTGACTTCAATCTCGTCGTTCGTTTCGTCTAGCGTGAATGCGGTGGTGCCATCCACCGTAAAATGGACATCGTCAGATGTGTCGCAATAGATCGTGCCGCCCGTCCCAGATGCCGCGTTCAACATCGTGAATGTTTCATCGTTGTCGATCTGCAATCTGCCGCCAGCAACGTAAACCCTGGCTGTCGATCCACCAGCAGCGCCGAATACAACATTTCCCGTGCCGTGATCCCATGTTTGGATGTCACTTTCGCCTGCTCCTCCGGCGTCAGTCAGGGAGTCGAGAGTTAATTTCCCGGCATCCATGTTGAAGTTCATCCACTTGTCATTACTTGCGCCACTAAGGTCAACAAGGGAGATGTTTGCCCCACCGGCTGCGCCTTGAACTGATAGGTAGGCACCATACGTGCCTTCATACAGATTCAAGTACGAGTGTGCCGTAGCTGATGTCCAACTGGCAATCGTCTTCGGGTTCTGCGACTCAGAACCAACCGTCGCGTTCTGGCCGACATACAGCGTGGCTCCTTCGTCCACGATCACAGACGCTGCCGTTGCTGTCAGACCTGTGTCTTCCAGCTTCTTCGTCGTGCTGTTGTACTTCGGGACCGTTTCGTTTGTTAAACCTGCGGCCACGTCGATGACAGAATTGAGCACCATATTCTCCAATATTCCAAACTGCCACACTGAGAATAGAACACCAAGCAGAAGAAAGCAAGATCAAACCAACCCAAACCCCCTGCTTTCATGCTCTTCCTCAATTTCCCCGTATAATCCATACAATTCAGCAAACTCAGGGGGCAGTTCTAATATCTCAGCATCGGTAAGATCATCCTCATCCCCGAAACTGCATGCAATAGAATCTTCCGGCTGCAAAGCCGCAAATCCTCCCAGCATCTCAATAGCCCGAGGAAGACAAATCACAAGAGAAGTCCCCACATCCGCGTGACCGAATTCATCTGATACAGCCTCAAGCTTATAGTCTGATGGGGGCCTGTGGGAGATTGAGAACTTCCCGAAATCTCTCCTAAGATGCCCATGCTCGTCCTCAAAGCATTCGAGTCTCCGGCCTTTCATCAAGACAACAAAAGCCTTCGCCATCAAAGTAAGATTCCCAGGAGAGAAAGTCTGCTGAACCATCCGAACATTCTTTGAGCGAAGTCTTTGGGCCGTGAAACTGCCGCCCGCTGCCGGATCATATCCAAAATATTCAATGCGGAACCTATCCGCCATCTTCAAACAATAATCCTCCACAGCCTGAATATTCACTTCCAGGTTCTTTCCTCCGCCCTGGATCGAAGGCGCGAAGTCCTGAATCTGGGCAATCCTAACTTTTTGCTCCTCCCGATTCACACCGCACACAACCACCCCTGCATGATCATGAGAAATTCCTAGATCCAAGCCAGCAATATAACTCCACTTGCGCTCAGGCCCAAGCAGAGGCCCCGTGAGGCAGAATGAAGCATCAATGGACGCCTCATCTACTGCATCTCCTTTTCCAGAAACCCAAAGCCCTAACCAAAGCCTCGCAAACTCTAATCCGATAGGATCTCTCTTCTTGGCGTCCTCCATATCCCCATCAGAAAGCCAAGGGCTTTTGTGCTGCCAGAGGCAGACTTTCCATCGCTTGCCTTTTCCCTCAAGTGCCGTCTTCCTCCAAACCTCCGCCTTGGTTCCCTTAATCCCCGCATTTGTAGATACAATAACAACGCCTCGGGGGACCCCGTCAGCGTTGTTCATGTGGGCTTCCATGACTGACCACTTATCAACGTGAGTCAGCTCATTCAGGATCAAGATATCCGGGGTCGGGCCTTGTGCTGATCCGGCTGTTCCTGTACTTTCAATCTGGCATCGGACGATGCTAGGCCGCTCTCTTTGGCGGATCAGCTTCTGGACGACTTCGATCTTCTCGCCCAGCCATTCGTTATAAAATAGGATCTCTCGCGCGCGATCCTCAACGATGGCGGCTTGATCTGAGTTAGCAGCACAGACCTGTGCCAGAAAGGGCCGCTCTGAGTATGCAATGAGCCATACCAGGCAGACAGCGATGTCTGTATCTTTGGATGCTTTCTTGGTTCTCTCGATCCACCATCTCCGCCAATCAGGCATCTCGGCAGATCGCAGAGCCTCTAAGCAGGGAGCAAGATCCTCGAAGCACTCCCTCTGAAACGAAGCCATGATGTCATCGAACTTCGCTGGGCCATGAGCACCCTTGAGCTGAAGATTCCTGACAAACGTCATGAAGTCCGTTTCACCACGCTTGCGAAGCTCCGCCTCTATTGCGGCTTCTTCCTCATTCAGCTTTTTGGCAAACTCTTCGCTCACGAAAATAGCCCTAACCTAAATAGTTTAGGGCCATTATCAGCCAGATAAGTCCAAAAATCAAGACCCGCAAATTTCAGAGCCTGAAACCATAAATGGGATCATCCAAGGTGCTGTCAATATGATTCCGAATATCCGCAGCATCCGAAGGAGAAAGTCCGTGCGTATATACAAACTCTGTGACAGCTTTCTGCGCCTCTTCTCGTTTGCTGTTATCCCACGCCAGGATGTATGTATGCACAGAATCAGCAACGGCAACGGCAACAGCAACAGCATTCTCTGCGCCTGTTTTATCTAGAATCGCAACGCATAGATCGGCTTCACTCATCATTTGTCCTGAATTCAGTATCAATCGGAGCATCCTGCGTTTCAATCCTGGGAACTTTCGCTTTGGCTTCCTCAATCCTACTCTTCAGATCCATCAACTCTTCTGTATTCATCCTTGACCAATCACCGCTGGAGATCGTCGTTTTGTGATCGTGATCAATCTTCCCCTTCACCTCCACCTTCTTCGCTGCCTGGATCCCTGAGATCTTATCGAGATCCGCGAGAAGTTGCCGAGCTACAGAAAGAAGAGACGAATCTCCTGCTTTCCCTTTGACTTTCTTAGTGGTAATCTCCGCAAGTTGAGTTCCTTTCCCATCGCAGACTGTGCAAGAGCTGCTCTCCTCTTTCTCTGGATCAAAAGTCTTCCCCACCCCTTCACAGTTTGCACACTTCTCTTGTTTGTACTGAGTGCTAATCTCTTCTTCGGGCTGTTGCGAGAGATGAAATGCGTTGATCGTTTCCCTAAGAAGAGATTCCTTCCGAGCAGTAGCTTTTGCTCGCTTATCCTCCAAGGTCTCATCCTGCTCCGCCACAAGACGCTCCGACATCGCCCTCAGCCCTGAACTAACCTGGGATGTCGTAACACCCAAAGTAAGAGCAATATCTTTCTGACTATGCCCCTCAAGCCAAAGCTCCTCGATCCGGGCTCGCCTTCTAATCAATGCGATGTCTTTAGGCATGTTTACCTATCCTAATGATTTTCCCAATTTCATACTCAGGATCATGGGTAACAATAATAAACTGAATCCCCAACTCCTCCGCGAGGTCTTCTATCATCTGTCGGGCGTAGGGTCTGTATTCCTTTGAGAGAAACTTGAAGGGCTCATCCAACACAAGCAACTGCCGCAGTGATTTTCTCCTGAATCTCAGAGACGCAACACGAAGAGCAAACGCCACAACATCTACCACCCCGCCGCCAACTGCGTCTAGGGGAGAAATCTCAACGTCTCCTCGGCAAAGCCGAAACTTGACCTCTGTCTTGTTTCTCTTCTTTTCGAACTGACATTGAAATTCATACGCATCCGGGCCGAAGATAGCCTGAAGGCATCTAGATACTATAGCAGCAATTTGCTTGTGGGCTCTCTCCTGAATGTCCTTCGCAAGTTGAGAGACAATCTCTACCGCTTCTTCCGCTGCTTCTTTGTCGGCACTAGCTTCTTCCCAGACCTTTTGGGATACCTCCAAAGATCCGACAGCAAAGTGCTTCGCATCAAGAAGCTTCTCGCGACGATCCTTCCATTCTCTCATCATCCAACTCTCTCGTCATTTTTCCATTTTTCTTCGAACTCATCCAGAGCTTTCTGAAATAATTCCTCAGACTTCGCCTCCTTGTCTCTAAGCGAAGCGAGCGCCACTTCTGCCTCTTCCATTGAATCGACATCCCAAAGCTCCTTGAGTTTTTTGAGAAGCTCGTCCCGAGCCCCCTCGGCTTTCGCCTGCTCGATCTTCTCTTGATCCAGCTTCCTCTTCAGCCGATTATACCGATCAATCTCCACTATCAATGGCCCCCAAAAGCAGTTTCTTTGTCTTGGGTTTAATCTCTTCCCTCGATGCCCATCGCTCAACAGATGAGCGAAAGTCCTCTGACCCCGTCTCCGCCCCCTTCAGCCCATCCAAGAATTCCGCCATGTCCGGAATTGCTCTTTCCTGCTGAATCAAAGCATCGCTGAAGAGATCCCCAGAGCAGTCCAGGAAATGGCGGGCAATCTTCCCATCCTCATAAAAAATCCCCACACTGGGGCTGTGGGCTCTCTCCGGCTGGGTCCTGCGGATCAAAGCCCCGCAATTGAAAATCGTGCATCCATTTTTAGAATTCGACTCAAACGGTTTATGGTTATCTCCGAAAGCCGCTGCATCAAATCCTCGAAACTTCTTTCGCACCTGAGGATAAAACGCATCTTCTGGGGCTCCGGGATATGCCGTATCCTTTGAGCAAACGAACATATGAACAACAGCCAGGTGATTCCCAAGAGCCATTGGTTTTTCGATTTCTGTGCCCCAAGGAAATCCCCAGACATTCCAATCAAAACCAAAAGACAGAGGCTTTCCTGGTTTTGTGTAAGTCAGTTTTCCCGCTTCCACTAAAGTCCAGAATCCAGTAAACTTAATATCCGAAAGAGAGTGGTATCTCAGATCGTGCTGCCCGGGAACAGCAAAGCAAAAAGGCATGTGCTCAATCGCAAAGTTAATCAGCCTCGGAGAAGGATTCCATTTGTGAAAAATATCCCCCGCCACAATCACAGGAACCGCCAAGTCCTTTTTCAAAGCGGCAAGCTCCAGAAGAGGCCGCTTCATTGCCTCGTACCAGTCGGGCTCCGCCGAACGGGCGGCAGGAGGAGAATCCGAAAGATGGATGTCTGAGCAAATAATCGCAACTGGGCTAGACATGCAACTCTCCTCCACAAAGGGGACACTGGCCTTCACATTCCTCTTTTATTTTCGCAGCAAGCTTCTCCAGATCCTTCTTTGACTCAGCCGCTTGGGCAATCGCTACTCCAGTTTTGTTAATCAATTGCTCAAGATCCTGCCTAAGAATCCGAACCGCTTCAAAGTTCTTTTTCTCTTTCTCAGGAAGCTCCGGCAGATCTCCGATCAAACTATCTTGATTCTCGACGATCTGAGCAGTATGGCTTTCGAGTCTGTCTGCTTGCTTCTTTGATTGACCCCAGAGCTTGGCCGCTTCGCATACTTTCTCCCTGTCCGCCACAAGCTCCTTGAGCCTAAATGACTCATTCCAAGTTTTCTTCATAGCATGATAGTCAGACTCAAAATCCTGAGCATCATCTCTATGTTCCTCCCGCTCCTTGTCCAGCTCCAGAACTTTGTCCAGCTCTATGACGAACTGATCAACAAACTCCAAAGCCTCGACATTCTCCTTGCATTTTTTCAGACTCTCCTGAGCCGCTTCTTCCTTCGGCCCCGCTTTTCGGAGATAAGAAGCCACATACGCCATCGCATCATCAATTGCCCCAAGATCAGCGACGTTGTTTAGCTCCTTTGCTGCTTCCCCAGGAGTCAAAGAAAGCCAGAAAGGCGGATCCATCTGAAGCTGAAAATTCACATCGTCTGTTTGAAAGAGATCCTCTACTTGCTGGGGAGCATCTGAGCCAAACGCTTTTAGCTCCTTCCCGTCTACTTTGTAGAGATTCTTTGACGCCCCCCTCCGGATTCTAGTAACGACATGATCATCTACCTTGACTCTAGCTCTTCCTTCCTTGGCCCCCTCTCGAACAAAACCATCTCCCCGGGGCTTATTGTGAGCCACCCACCGCAAAGCCCTCACAAGAGAAGTCTTCCCCGCATCGCTAGGGCCGACTATTGTCGTGACTTGATCGAATTCTATTGTTTCGTCTTCATGTGCCTGGAAGGCAAAGACTTGCATGCGTTCTATCAAAATTCATACTTCTGTCTTAGAAACTCTGCGATTAGTAAAGCATCCGCTGTTGTTTGAGTAACCTTTCCAACTTCCTTAGGAATCTCGGGAAACAAGTCCCTTGCCAATTTTGTCAGCCTTCGCTTCCGATCAGGATACTCCTCGTTTTTGATTCTGGGAATTCCCAACTCTCTCTGCCACATAACGGGCCTGACATCCTCCCAGTTCATCCCAGAAGCGACCAAGCATCCCCTCAGGAACCCGTAATTCCGCCCAAAGGAAAACATTCCCACGTGGCCTGCTCCCGGGCGGGAATGAACTATCTCAATGCATCCCCTCACGGGATTCGCCCCGACGCCGGGACAGATCAACTCCCAGACCTTCTCTTCCTCCTCGGGCATTTTATCTAAGAGAAGTACTTCTCCCGTCTTCGTCATCCGACAGATGCCGCCCTTCTTCCCCGGGTCCAGCCCCAGATATTCCATCATCACCAGGTTCCTCCAAAAATCCAGAAGGCCAAACCCATTGAATCACAGTCTTCCCAGTCTCTGGATAATACGAAGCAGAGATCTTGGGGTCTGCGAAAGGGATAATCACCCCCGGCTTTAGATCCTTAAATTTATCGGACCTAACCAAAAACTCAATAGAACCTACTGCTGTTCGTTTATCCACTTGGGCATCCCAGATCTCCACATCTTCTGGGAATCCTAATAGACTGCCCAAAAGTGCCTTATCAACCATAATCCGTAACGCTCTCACGGCTTCTCCTTTTAGATGAAAACTTTTCCCGAATCGAAGTCATCCCAAGCAAGTCGTGGATCTCTTTCCACTTCTCCTTAGTCATCTCATCAGGCCGGATCTCAGGAACGATAGTCCCATCAAAGGGGATGCTGACCAGCCTCTTGTTAAACTTCCACAAATCGGAACTCATCACAATCTTGTCATACACCTTCACGGAAGGTTTGAGATCCCCCCGCAAGTACTTTGCAGCAGTCTTCTCCCCCACTCTCGGAACACCCTCGATGCTATCCGAAGAGCAGCCCGCCAGAGACTTCACATCAGACCACTGCAAAGGCTCCAGACCCCATTCTTCGCGGAAGCCATCAGCAGTCAGAAACGCCTTCTTGCTAGGATTCCAAATCCGAACTGAAGAGCTGAGAAGCTGCCAAAGGTCCTGATCCGCAGCCACAATAGTAGCACGGTCTCCCTTTGGCTTCGATAGACAAACACCCGCAATCAGATCGTCAGCCTCGTATCCCTTCTGGAACAAAACATTCCTGAATCCAGCTTTGGGGAGCAGCTCCACAGCAAGCCGTTTTATCTGCTCCCTGAGGCTCTTTCGGGATTCTTTCTCGTCCTCATCCGCTTCTTCTCTCTTCTTCCTTCTAGCCCCCTTGTAGCCGCTTGAAATCTCATTCCGGAGGGGCTTGCCCTTATCGAAGCAGAAGACAAAAGTTCCTCCCGGGAATCGGTCGTTCAGCCTCTCAATCTCAGAGAATACTCCGAACGGAACCGATGTGGGAACATCCTGATAGGAGAGATCCGGGATGGCATGGAAAGCCCGGTGGCACAAGTAATTCGTATCGCAGACTATCAGATGAGTCATTGGTACCTGGGTTTTCTATCTATCTCTGTTTCCTTCTCCACCTCATTCCAAATCTTTTGAACGAGCAGAAGCACTTCTTCTTCTGCTTCCTGATCCTCGATTTCCCCGATCAATTCTTCCCGGCTGTCCTCTATCCCGAAGTCAACCCCCGTATCTATCTTAGAAGTATTGGGGACTTTCTTCCAATGCTTATAAGTAATTAGGAAATCCACGCAAGATCCCAGATCATCGATCCCATAGTCATAGAAGATCGGGAAAGAGATTCTCCGATCTTTGCCTGTGAGTCGATTCTTCGTCACCCGAACTTTTGAGGTAACTCCGATGGGCAGTTTCTGGCCCCGGACTGACTTCTTTATAGTAGTTCCCAGATCCGCCCAGATTTGCACAGTTGCATAGAATTTAAGGGATCTGCCGCCGCTATGAGTCTTCGAGGACTCAAACAACCCCGCCCCAATATTATCCCGCTCCTGGTTGATGATGATCAGGATCGAGCCAGTTTCTCGAAGCCCAGCCAAAACTCTCCGGATGTAGCGGCTGTTTATCTTAGCTTTCCCATCCCCGTAATCTCCCGTAACTTTCGCAGCATCTCCTTTTTTATGGCGAGTGCCGCGATGCTGCCCGATCTTCTTCCCTTCCGCCTTGGAGCTGAGGGCATCAAGGGAATCAAGCACATAGATGAACGGCCGCCCCTTGGGCTTCTTTGCCGCATCAATGGCATCGAAGATCGAGAAATAGAAGTCTTCAATTTCCTCAGAGTATGACGGCTCGCCCTCATAGATGTGAGGAGGCTCAACCCTATCCGCGACTTTAGAGCCAAAGAACTTGCGGAAATCCATCAAAGCCCCCTGCTCGGCATCATCAAAAATCAAACGATAGAAATCGAAATTGGGGTTGATGACAGCTTCCGCGAAGCAGGTCCCAGCCAGGAAAGTCTTGCCGCTACCGCTTGCCCCGATCAAGAGGGCATAGGTTCCTTTGACAAATCCGCCCAGCCGATTGTCAGAAAGGGCTAGGTTCAGCAAAGTAGAGCCAGTAGAGAGCAAATCATCCGGCCCAAATGCCGGTTTATCATGAGACGCCATCAAGGCTTTTTTGATGTCTTCTGTTTTCTTCTTAGCCATAGACAAAAACCTGGGCCCCATTTCTAGGGCCCAGGTATCTCCATTTCATTGTTGTTTACCAGTCGTCGTCCCACTCATCCTCGTTAGCCGCCTTCTCAGGCTCTTCAGCCTTCTCGGGCTCGGGCTCGGGCTCAGGTTCCTCTTTCTCCGCTTTCTGCTTCTTCGGTTTCTCTTTCTTCGGAGGAGGGCTGTCATCTTCATCATCGCCCCAGCCGTCGTCATCGTCCTTAGGCTCGGGGGCTTTCTCTTCCTTCTTCCGCCCGCGCGATCGAGGTTTCTTTTCGGGCTTCTCTTCCTCTTCCTCCTCCGGCTCTTCCTGCATGTAGAGCCCTCTCAGTTGCTCATAAGTAGGAATAACAAGCATGTCATCCAGGCAGGGCATCGAATCCGCGATGTCCTCAGGAAGATCTTTCCGCCGTTTGAATTTGATCGAGCGTGCCTCGTAATAAGCAGCCCCGTTGAAAGTTTTCTCATCAAACCCAACCCGGAGAGAACTGCCGCCCTCAGCCGATGCGAAGAACTCCGCCTCTTCCTCTTCCTCAGAGTCCTTGACCGCCGCTTCCAGAAGCTTGCCGAACATATGGTAGCTGAAATCCCAGACACGAATCTTATCCGGGTCATCCGATTTCTTGTCCTGAAGGACATAGAGCTGCCGCTCTTTGGGCCGCATGTTCTTGATGACGGTTTGGCCCTCTTCATCATCCTTGTCCGTCTCCGCCCGCAGCCGATCAACATCTTCGCAAACAGGGCATTTCTTGTTCGCCGTCTTCTTGGGGCAAATCACCCAATTGTTATTCGGACCGATCCCCTTGTGGATGTAAAAAGTCCGCTCATAGTGATCTTCGCCCGCATCTTTGTATGGATTACCTTCTTTGGTAACAAAACAAAGGAAATCGATAGTATAGGGCCCCTCCCCATCCACCTCAAAGGGAACAACCCCCTCAGGGTACTTCAAGTAACTATTCCCCGACCTCTCCGTATCCCTCTTCTCCGCACGGACGCGGGCGGATGACCGGCCCCTCTTTCGTTTCGACATTCTCTATCCACCTTTCTTAAGTGTTTTCCGATTTTCTTCGTCTGTTTCGGCTTGACCTGCTTCTGAGATCCTTCTTCCGCATCTCATCTACTGCTTCTTTATCATCGCCCTCAAAGCGTGGCTCAGCGTAGTACCCAGCCAGAAAAAGGCTGACGGCTTTTTCTAGGCCCCTCTTTTTATGTTCGATTGCATTGCAAGCAGCCTTCGCTATGTCAAGAGCGTGGCGGGCAGTGATGTTTGCGTCCTGAGCCGATTGAACTTCATGGTGCTTCAGAACAGCAGCCAAAACTACCTTCTCCGTAAGCTTGCCGATTCCGAAGCGCCCGGGCTCTCCGCGAATCTGCATCTCCGCTTCCGCCTTGGCAAGCTCGACTGCATTCTTGGATCTGTCATAATCAGACTGGCAATCTGCTTGATGCTCCCCATAGGAGAATGCCAAGTTTGCCTGTCTGTTGCACTCCCAATCAAGCCGCAGGGAATCAATGCTAAAGTCTGTTTTGTCAGTCATCGACGGCTAGGTATCCTTCGCTGCAAAGAGTACATAAATCCTGAAAGCCTCTTTCATATTGTATTATCGAATCTTCCGGGCACCCCCACCAAGTATCATTCAAAATTCTCCAAGCCTGCTGCCCATCCCCCGCCGCCGAAGCATCTCTCAGAGCAGAAGGCGGATCAAACAAAGGCCCGCCCTGACTCTTAATTTTACTCCTGACAACGTTAGCGATAACAACGGCAGCCAAATCGTCATCTCTCGGATCCTCACGAGCACATTTGGGATGGTATTTGACAACCAGGCGACACATCTCGTCAAGATGATCCTTCAAAAACTGCAGCCAATCTTCTCTAGTTTCCATCTAATTCTCAGAATGAAATACTTCATAGGCTGCCGCCACCAGGCCAGCTTTCCCCGAATCAAAAAGATTATCGCGAAAGCTGTCAATAACAATAAACGCTTTCGCAGACTGAGGCCCGCCGCGCAAAAGAACAGAAGAAGCGTAGCCCAGAATCAATCTCCGGGCTCCTTCTGCGTCATCATCAAACTTCTTCAAGAGGGCAGCTATCTTCGACCAATTGCCTTTGCGATCAATCAAAGCCCTAGCTAGATCAATCGCCTCAGAGCGTCCGTCAGCCTTCGCTACAGCCGCCAACTGATCCTCTTCGCTCCGGCATGCTGCGGCTTGCTGAAGAATCACAAGGGCCTTCCTGCCCGATCCCTCCGCATATTCCGCCACCTTCTCCTGGACCTCCTCAGAAACCTTCAGGCCCTCCAGATCAACGACCCTCCCAACCAGCTTCTTCAGATCGGCCTTTGAGATAAGATCGAACTTGATCTCCGTCGCTCGCGTCCGGATTGTCGGGAGAAGTTTCTCAGGATGCGTTGTTGCCATAAAGAAGTAGACATGAGAAGGAGTATCCTCTGTCATCTTCAGAATGCAGCTCATGGCATTCTTCGACATTGCGTGGCACTCATCAAGCATCCAAATCCGGCAAGGTCCCGCCATCGGCTTGAGCATCATCCGTCTCTCGATGCTGCGGATGCCGTCAATTCCCGTTTCCTTCGCCATGTTGACTTCATCAAAGTCCCTGTCATGGCATTTCAGCTTCTGGCGAAGGATGCGGCAGACAGTCGTTTTGCCACATCCGCTGGGGCCCGTGAAGAGAAGGAAGTGGGGGATCTGCTGTGCTTTGCCCATCCCAGAGAGGGAGCTTAATGCCGCCTTCTGCCCAACGACTTCTGATAGCTTCTGTGGTCGATATTTACGATAATACTCAATGGCTTCCGCTTCGTTCATTCTTGGCTCCTGATCCACTTATTGTCTTCAAAAGTCACAACAACAGCACCTCTTTTTGTTATCCTTTTTACTGAACGACCGTCTATTTCCAAAACATAATCGCCGGTTTCATCTCGCTCAAGATACGTTACAAAACCATCCGGCCCGGGTTCGGCTTCAATGACTCTTTCTACCTTCACCCCACCCACTGTTATCGATGATCTGATCCATCTTCCAGTAGTATCCCAGTTTATGATCATCTTATCTCGCTTTCGTTTTCTCCCTCAAGGCGGGCGCGGCATTCCCGCCAGCATGCCCAGTCCTCAAGAGCCGCATCCAAGAAATCTCGGTTGCTGGTATTATCGGAATGGAATTCCCACGAAGCGAAGACCTTAATCAGCTTGCGGACCGCAAGAGTCTCTTCTCTCCGACATTCTTCTATCGAATGCTGTGCTGCCCTATATCTCCTGAAATACCCCACTATCCCTGATCCCCCATGACAAAAATCACATGAACATACGGATTTCCTTTACCAGCTGAACCGCAACCCACCATCATGTAATCCTTGGTAGAGAGTGGCCTCAATCAGCCGTTTTTCATAGTACTCCGTTCGCCACTCAACGTACGACGCGATCTCTTTGCTTTTTGCGAGCATTGGAATTTTTGCTTCAGTAATAACACTCTTGGGAACCCGCTGACGGCTCGACGATGTCCCTTTGGCCATTGACCGAATCGCATCAACCACAATGGGGTGGTGCATTGCCAGTCCAATTCGCCATGCATCATGAGAATCCTTCGCTCGTAGCACTGCGAACTCTGGGCTACAGGACCATTTTCCAGGCAAATCTGGAACGACAGCAACTCGCCATATCTTCGGATTTAAACAAGAGACTAAGATGTCAAACGGCTGGCACTCTAAGCCCTTTGAGACTGGCTCGTTTTGACTGGCGGCTATCACGTCAATGAGTCCCGTTTCGTCGACATCCAAGATGGATATGTGATAGCTGTCTTCTTTTTTCTGTGGCACATCTACCGACACGCGCACCGCATCTACGACGGTGCTTAATATCACGGTTTTCGTTTTTTTGCTCTGGCCATTTTGAAGGTGCAGCAATCGCGTGGGCATGAACGAGGTTGTCGAACGCCAGCTGCCTACCTCCTTCCCGCAGGAAAAGGAGCTAGACGCGAATTCGTTAGATATTTCGATCAAGTCATTGCCGTTCGGATCGTCGGCCCGTTTCTTTCCTCGTTTCAGAAACCCGACATGATTTGCGATGGCAACATAGAGACGCTCGGCCTTTGGCGATTTGTCGGATTTCTTTATGATCACGAATGATGTCTTTGCAACTGTACCGCCGAGAGCAAACGTGGCCGAAGGCAGCGAGACAATTGCACGTATGTCCAGATGTGTTTTGCGAACCTGCTCATAGGTCGTCAACGCGTTTCTGAAACTGGCAGAGTGTATGACACCATCTGGTAACACTATGGCTACCGCTCCACCAGACTTGAGCAGGTCAAGATTGCGAAACAAGAATAGCCCTGCGGGATCGGTCAACTCTTCCGGACCCGTAAAACGCAAATCACCTAGGACTTCAGGTGGAAGAAGTGAAGCGACGCCTTCATTCCATTGGTACTTGGAAGACCCAAATGGCGGATTAGTAGCCAACAGAAGGAATTTGCCGGCTAGTCTAGACACTTGGATTGAGGTAAGCGAGTCATCCACTTGGTGGAAATGGGGTGTTATTCCCTCGCAAAGAAAATTTAGACGCCCCAAATCAACGGCCATAGCGGATTGGTCAAACAAACGAGCTGACCTACTGATTTGCGATTTCGATGCACCAGCTTTTTCAAGCCGATTTGCGATGGCGTAAACAAAGCGTCCTGTACCTCCGCAAATATCTCCAAACAACACACTCTTCTTCTGCTTCATGATGGTCGGCAGTGAAACCGTCTCGAAGAGCATATCAACCATCGGAGAAACAACTTCTTCCGGAGTAAGGAATGTTCCCAATCCCTCCCCGCCCTCAAACTTCCCACGGAGCAGAGTGTTGAACACCAGCCCTAGGCTGTCGCTCTTCTTCGTAAGCCGACAGACTTCGTTGACCGCCTTAAGTACTTTCGAAACATGGGCTTGGCATTCTGTTGCAACCGACTCGAAATCGTAGTCATCAGAAAGGGCCTCTCCGTTCAATGAGGCCCGCAATTCCTTATACCGACTCAACAACTGCTGTTCGCTCGAAATATCGCCGTAAGCCTTTGCGACCGTCAACACCCGCGAGATGTAAAAAAGCGTCTTCGAGATAGGCTTAAGCGATGTGTGAGCGTAGATGTAGTCCGCGAGATCCAAGAGCACGTGTTCGGCTCTAACCAACGAAGACTGATCTTCATGGTCTTCCATGTTGTCAAAGAGTGTCGGTGAAATCGAATTCCGTTCCATCGAATAGCTCCAATTCGTATGTCTGGCACTTAGATCCTTTGACTTCGCACTTCCGGACTCCTGAGACACAGATCAGCCCAGAACGACAAAGAGCCTTCAGCCGCTTGCGGATCTTCCCGTCCTTGCATCCTAGCCTGCTCTCCATCTCAGCGCTTGTGCTATCCGGGAAGCGGATTACGGCATCTAAAGCATATGCGGAATCGCCTTTTAGATCCACGGCCTTAGCCGCCTCCTTAGAGGTTTCTGGATCGGATGCCCTGGAAGGAGCCGAGTCGAATTGATCGAAAAATCCCACCTATTTCCCCGTTCTCTTTTCTAAACAATAAACAACCGAAGCACCGAGGACAATCAAAAAAACCACCGGCCAAAACAAAGCAAAAACAACAGACCCGTAAAATCTCTTGTTCTCCGATAGTTCTCCGTCCTCCAGCAGCGCATAAAGAAACCCAAATGCGACCACAATGGAAAATCCATAAAGAATGGAAAAGATCATCTCGTTTGTCATCTAATCTCTCCCCAATCTGGATGTCTTTGGGATATTAAGATGACTTCGTTTGTTACTAAAGTCATTGCCCGTAGTTTTTCTTCACTCATTTACTTCCCCTTTCTTTGAATAGTCCTACTGTAGTGTAGTAAGTAGTGTCTTTCAGGGGTGGTGAGGGACAAGCCCTCCCATGCGCAATTATGACATAAGTCTATAAATGCAGGGGAAAACTTGACCGGAGGTCCATCAGCGTATGGAGCCGGGCGCAAGCTGCGGGTCCCATGAGTTCCCGCAAACCAAGCTATAGATTATCACATCTATACAGCCGATGAAGCGGCTTGGTTCCCAAAGCAGGGTGCGCATAAAAAAGCCGCCCTGTTGTAGCCACATCTTTGGGGAGATGAAACGACAAGGACGACTTTTCATGGTCGTTTATTTTGTCGTTTTATCTCCCCAGATACACATATGATCGCACAGACTCCCCGAAGAATCAAGATCTATTTTGAATCTTTTTTGGGAGGATCTGGGATAAAGCTGTACTTCTTCCTCAACTCGAACATCAGCTCGACAAATTCTTTGGGATTCAGATTCGCCAACGTTTTCTGAAGACGTTCCTTGTCTTTTTTCTCTAGCCGATGAACCCATTCTTGGAGTTTAAGATTCATTCCGGGATTTCTAATTCTTGTTTCTCGTGCCAGTTCTCTCGGCTTCCCTCGGCCTCAATCTCCATAGGAGTTATGATCCAATGCCATTCTTCTCGAAGCCTCATGCACATAATATCGCGAACAAGAGCCAATACCTTTTCAAGCTCCGCTTCAGGAATATCCAAGATAACGGAGTCATGAATCTGCCCCACAACCAGGGCCTTGAATCCCCGCTGCTTCAGCTCTTTCACTATCTGGGTTAGGCTCCAAAGCAGACAATGAAAAGCAGCCCCCTGGACTGCGTAATTGATTACTTCGTTCCGCCGATAGATTCCCTGGCAGACGAAGCCAGTTTTCATCTGAAACCAGCCCCGCTTCTTGTACTTATCCCACCAATAATCCCGCCATTGGTCATAGCGAGAGAATCTCTCTTTCCAGAAGCGGTTCTCCACCTTCTCGATATGCTTCTCGTAGGCCCCCAGAGAGCTGATGCCCTTGGATGCTAGATGAGCATAGATAGAGCTGCTCCCAGCTCCTACACAGGGCACACAGCCCCCGCCATTAGATGATTCCCCCGATCCCTCGCACGCGATGCAAGGGATCTCTGGGAGGTCAGCGATTCTATCCCAGAGGCACTTGGCAACGCTCTTCCACCAATCGCCGTAAAATTCGGCAAAAACAAAGTTCGATTTGGCTTCGAACCGTGCTTGCTTGCTGACTTGATCAGGTTTGAGAGAGAAGCACTCGACAGCCATGTCCTTGTGCAGATCATGTCCCGTGCGGATGTAATCCAGCATCGTCGGATCTTTGTGATAGCACGCCGCGATCCTGACTTCGAGAGATGAGTAATCAACTTCAACGAAGACGTTCCCTTCTCGGGGAACGAATGCCCTGCGGATCATCTTTCCCAAGCGGGGATCTCGAACAGGGATGTTCTGGAAGTTCGGATTGGAAGAGTTGGAGCGATAGGTAATCGCTCGATTCAATCCGAAGGATGGGTGCAGGAATCCATTCTGGTCAGCTTCTCTGATCAGGCCCTGAAGATAGGTGCTTTCCATCTTCCTGAGCTTCTTCAGATTCAAGAACGGCTTGACGAAAGGATCTCCGCAAGCCATCAGTGCGTCTTCGCTGGTATCCGGCTTTCCTGTGGCTGTTTTCTTCTTGGCTTCGTACATTCCTCTTTTGCCGAAGAGGATCTCCCCTAGCTGGTCCCCAGAAGCGATATTTGCTTTCTCTCGGAACCGCTTCTTCCATGCCGCCCAGATCTCGGTTTCTTTCAGCTCCGCTTCGATCTCTTCCGCTTTTTGGCAAGCCCGTTTGGTAGTTCGATCTAGGTAATCCATGTCTAGGCGAATGCCCGCCGCCTCAACCAATGAAAGGGCCTCTTGGCCCTCATGGAAGATCTTGTACGCTTCTTTGGTTGGGGAAATCAAAATTGGCTCCTCTGCTTCATTGCCAACTCCCACTCCAAGAGAGCATCCAGGCCCCCATAGTGCAGCAATTGCGTCATATCCATCTCATAAATCCGATTCCCGCCATTTCCGCCTTCTGCTTGGAAGTAGCTCTTTGCCACCTCATCGTATCTTCGCTGCTTAGCGGATCCGGAGTAGCCGAGCAGAGCGAATGCCTGGAATTTGACGCTTGTAATCGAACGCCTGTTATCCAAGATATGAGCAGCAAGAACTGTATCCCACATTATCTTCTTCATCGGCTTCCCGAATTCCGCGATGCACCATCTCTGCTCGAACTTTGCGTTGGCTGCGATCTTCGGTACATCAGAGAAAAACAACTCCCCCGCCGCTTCCCGGATCTCATCAGTCCAAAGAAAAGAAACTGTTCTCTCCCCATTGGAGACGGCACAGGAAACGATCTTGCTATCAGAATTATCGGGCTTGAGCCGATCTGTCTCGAAGTCAATCGCGCAGGGATTCCGCTGCCGAATGAACCAAGAGAGAGCCTTTTTGACTGTTTCTGTTTTCCAGAGAACTCGAATCTCTGAGTCATAATCTCTGGGCTGATCCCAGGGCCTATCTTGCAGAGAGAACGCGGCCCGAAGATGCCTCTCCCACCAAACTGCTACGACTGGATTGGCCGATTTCTCATTCTCGTCTGAATTGCGGGCTACGAAGTAGGGATCAAAGACGGGGCAGATCCAGGCATTCAGCTTCTGGCTAGGCACCTGGAAGCCTGCCCATTGCTCAATTCCCCCAGGAGCCGGGTTCCAGATTCCTCCGATTACGGAGCGAATGGCGAGGCCGCCCAGAAGGATGATGACTTTGGGTTTCTTCTCTTCGATTGCTTGGAATACATTGGGGCGGCAGAAATCGACTTGCTCATTCCAAGAAGACATCTCCTTCGGGGGACGGCAGATCAAAGCATTCGAGAGCCAGCAATCCCGGTTCAGAGAAATCCCTAGCTGATCGGCTTTCCTGCGGAGCAATTGGCTGGAAGATCCACAGAAGAACCTTCCTTGCTTGTCCTCTTCTGATCTAGGGAAATCCCCTAGAACTAGAATTCCCTTCTCCCCTTTTCCCTGCAACGGGATCTTGGGAGAAGAGCAGGTCTTGGAGCAGCCGCAGGCCCCGCACTGGGGGAGCTTAGAATTCGCTGGCTTCGATTGCTGGAGAGTAGATGGAGTGAAGAATCCTGACATACTTCTTGCCCCTATCTTATCCCAAACACGCGACGTATTTGAATGACCCGCTGTCGATAATCATCTTCCCTTCGCCAATCTCGCATTCTGATGTTCTCTTGACCAGCTCCGTCAGAAGCTTCGGATCAATCAAGAACTTGAGAGCAGGTCCCTGGTATGTTACTTTGCTTCGCTCTTCATACCATCCATGAGCCCCTTGGCCCCGAAGCTTCAAGTTCCCATCCTTGAGGGAAACCTCCACTTGATTATCATCGGGAGTACCTGCCGAGAAGACTGATGCTTTATCGCAAGCCTCAGCTAAGCCCCCGGGGAGCACAGTCTTCGTCCCGGATTGATTGAGAATCTCAGTCAGATCCGGGAAGTCTTCTGCGTATCGGCGGCAAGATAGTCGCAAGCCTTGAGCATTGCGAAGATGGAGCCAGTTGACTCCTTCTGAGAACTCGCTGACGCCTAGCTGAGCGACGTGCTTGATCGAATCTCTCCGAATCAGGCAAGGGCTTTCCAGCTCAATGCTGAGCGGATACCGGGTGACCTGGGCATTGTCGCATGCTTCGACGAAATCCTTCGTGATGTGAACGCAAGTCAGAACGAAATGACTCTCATCTTTCCCGGCGCAATTCTGAACGACTTGGATTCCTTCGCAGAAATCCTCAGGCAGGGCTTTCCATTCTCCAGGCTCTTCGATGGAATCGACGGCGAGAACTACTTCAGCTTCCATCGCGATTCCAGATCTCTTTTTCGTTTTGGTCTTGAGCAGCAGTTCCCCTTCCCGAGTCTCGATTGAGACTTGATCGTCAGTCAATTTTCGGAGGATCTGAACAAGCTCGTCCGCCTTGACGGCCCCGGAGATTTCGCCCAGAGGAGACTCGCAGGATGCCGAGATTTCATCGTTGAATGCGATGATTCTCCCGCCCTGGAAGATGAAGCAGTCGCTTTGCTCGATTGTTGCCTTCTTGTCAACTGCAGGGACACAGGATTCCAGTTTCTGCAGCAATTCTTCTCGATTGATCTTCATGTGTTTCCTAAAACAAGGTTAGAGCATAAATCCAGCATTCGATTGTGCCTTCTTTATTTTCGCTTTTGCGATCTCAACATACGATGGGTTTATTTCACAGAGGACCGCCGAGCGACCCTTCTTCAGCGCGGCGGCGGCGACTGTTCCTGATCCGCCGAATGGATCTAAAACTATGCTAGGGACATAGCCCGCAGAGCATTCGCAGGTAGCGTCCCATCCCGTTGTTCTAACTTCTGTTACATGCCTTTTTGGGTCTCGGTTATTCTGATTTGCCCGCCGTCTTCTGACTTCTTCCGGGGAGAAGGGAACTTGCTTCGTCTCAAGGATTCTTCTGGGCTGGGCCCCGCATTCCTTGCAGCACCCCTTCTCCGATGTGCTGGCAAGGATGCACGGAAGAATGAGCTTCTCAGGAAAGACGGCGAAATGGGATTCTTTTTCAGATGCTACCGATAACGTCCAGACAGAACGTTTTGTTCTAAATTTTCCTGTTTGAAAATCTTCTCCTGAGTGATTATACCCACTTATTTTTCCTGTACTTTCTTTTTGTCCTTTTTTCAAAGTCCCGTTTAAACTTCCTGCGGTTTTTGACTTCTCTTTGATCGCTTCCAGATCGAAGTAGTATTTCTCTCGCTTAGCCAAAAGAAACATATACTCGTGCGCGCACGTAGGACGATCCTTTTGGCTCCCCATCATGGCGTTCGTTTTATGCCAGATGACATCAGAACGAAGAACCCATCCCTCAGCCTGAAGGGCAAGAGCTGTTCGCCAAGGAGTTCCCAGAAGCTGTTTGCCAGATAGGTTCCCAGCATACCTCCGAACACTTGTATGACTACCCGCATTGCTAACTTGTTTGGGACTACCGGGCGGCCCATGAGACTTTCTTCCTCCGCTGCTGTACTTATCGCCCAGATTTAGCCACAAAGTACCATCATCCCGCAGCACTCGTTTCACTTCGCGGAAGACCTTTATCAGCGAACAGACAAAACATTCTCCGCACCACTTTCCCGTAACCCATCCCGCACAATCCGCGTTCTTCTCAAGCCCAGTCTGCCCATCGACTCCGTAGTCTCTTTGATTGAAATACGGTGGAGAAGTAATGCAGCAATGGATGCTTTTCTCAGGAAGCTTTTTCATAGATTCACGGCAGTCCCCTACTAGAATCTCAAAGCTTGGTTTCATTTCGCGGTTTCCTTGATGGGGCTTGCTGCAACGATCATTGCCCGAAGCTCTGGATTCGTTGCTATGTCAGATACTAAGTGAATCCTCTCCTCTGAGGATTCCATTTTGGCGGCGTGGGGCTTCCTCTGATCCAAGTAGCAGAGATGCCCAAGGGGCATGTGCCCTTTATGCTCTTCGCCACCCAAGGTCCAGCTCTGGAAGGTGCATCCTGCATCTGTCCTTATCGGGATGTGCAGCCGCGCCAGCTTGCCGTCAGCTACTCCTGCATCCCGATCTGTAATATCAGCATGCCTCGTCAGCTCCCCATGAGGAGCCAACCGCATGAAGCGAACCCGATCAGGCTCCCCGCCCGGGAGGCTTCGAACAACCTTCATCGTCTCCGGCATCATCTCCGCCAGAACTGTCCAATCGCACTTAGCGTCCATTCTCTCCGGGTGCTCGCCCTTCCACTTCCGCGCCATCTCCTCCGGCTTAATGATGAACGTGGGGTCGAGAGTGTCGAATCCCTTCAGA